GCAAAATACCAAAGGTTCAACAAAAATTGCAAAAGATTCGATTACATATTGCACATCAGGTTTAGTAGACAGAAATAAGAATCGTGTTCTTTCATATCTTCATAAAGCAATTAAAGCTTTGAATCAATTAAGAATGATTGAAGATAGTTTGGTTATCTATCGTTTATCAAGAGCACCAGAAAGAAGAATATTCTATATTGATGTTGGTAATTTACCAAAAGTAAAGGCAGAGCAATATCTTAAAGAGGTAATGAGTCGCTATCGTAATAAGTTAGTTTACAACGCACAAACTGGTGAAGTTCGTGATGACCGTAAATTTATGAGTATGATGGAAGATTTTTGGTTGCCTAGAAGAGAAGGTGGTCGGGGAACCGAAATCACAACTCTACCAGGTGGACAAAATCTTGGAGAACTTGCTGATATTGAGTATTTCCAGAAAAAATTATATCGTGCATTAGGTATTCCTGAGTCAAGAATCGCTGCTGAAGGTGGATTTAACTTAGGACGTTCATCAGAGATATTAAGAGATGAACTTAAGTTTGCAAAGTTTGTTGGTCGTTTAAGAAAAAGATTTGCAAATATGTTCAATGATATGCTCAAAACACAGTTAATATTAAAGAACATTGTAACTCCAGAAGACTGGGAAAAAATGGAGGATCATATTCAATATGACTTCTTATATGATAATCAGTTCGCAGAACTTAAAGAAACTGAAATGATACAAGGTCGTTTAGGTAATCTCGCACAAATCGAACCTTATATTGGTAAGTATTATTCTACAGAGTTTGTAAGAAAGAGAGTTCTTCGTCAAACAGATCAGGAAATCGAAGAGATTGATATGCAGATTGAAGATGAAATACAAAAAGGTATCATACCAAATCCTGCAGAAACTGATCCAATTACTGGAGAACCATTACCACAAGAAGGTGCTGAAGGTGGTGGAGATCTTGGAGATGTACCGCAAGATCCAGACTTAGAAGCACAAGGACAAATAACTGATGCGGAGTATCAAAAAGATACTAAATCAGCCGAGATATAAATAAACATATTGCTATAATATAATCTTATGGAAGAATTAGTGGATTTGATTGCGACAGACGCTAGTAGTAGTGATGTATCTGATAAAATAAAAGATGCATTAATGGCAAAAGCAGCTGCTCGAATTGATGCCTTTAGACCTGATGTTGCTTCAACTGTCTTTGATGGAGAAGCACCAGAGGATGAAGAGGTTGTTGATGAACTAGAAGATGAAGATAAACAACCAACTGAAGAGGACGAAGAATGAAACTTATCACAGAAGAAGTCTCACAAGTAAAATTTATCACTGAAGGTAAAGGGAAATCAAAACGTCTCTGTATTGAGGGTGTGTTTCTTCAAGGTGGTATCAAAAATCGTAACGGAAGAATGTATCCTGTTGATATTCTTGAAAAAGAATGTAATAGGTATAATAAAACTTTTATCTCTCAAGGTAGAGCACTTGGTGAACTTGGTCATCCAGAAGGTCCTACAGTCAACTTAGATCGTGTATCCCACAAAATTACCTCGCTCGTAAGAGAGGGAAATAATTTTAGAGGAAAAGCACAATTACTTTCTACTCCAATGGGTAAAATTGCATCGTCTTTAATAGATGAAGGAGTTAAACTTGGAGTTTCTTCTCGTGGTATCGGATCACTAAGAGAAAGTAGTAATGGTTGTAAAATGGTTGGAGAAGATTTCCAATTAGCAACTGCTGCTGACATAGTAGCAGACCCTTCCGCACCAGACGCTTTTGTGAATGGAATTATGGAAGGAAAAGAATGGGTTTGGGAAGGAGGTTCTCTTCGTGAAGAACTTGCAGAAAAAACTCAAAAGACAATTAATACACTTGTCACACAAAAAAGATTAGAGGAAAAGAAACTTAGTTTATTCCAAGATTTTCTAAATAACCTCTAAATGTAAAAGATCTATAAATAAGTATAGATTCTTACGAATTTAAATAAATCCACGGTAACTTTTTACACTAAATGGAAAACATCGAAGAAAACGTAGTCACCAAAGGTGCAAAACCTGCAGATCCAATGCCTTCATCAGGCATTCCAGTAGAAGATCTAGGTGGACCTACACCAGAAAACTATAAACCTGATGACGATTCAGCTAAGCTGAAGGATCCATCTGCAACTCTTGCACAAGTCAAGGACGTTGTTAATGCTAAAGCTGCAAAAGCAGAAGAAGCAGAAGTCGATGGGGAAGTTATCGAGGAGGAAGAGGCAACTACTGATGAAGTAGTCGCTGAAGAGGAAGCAACATCTGAAGAGGAATCAACAGACGTTGTTGCCGAAGAAGAAACTTCTGAAGAAGAAGTCATCGAAGAAGAAGAGGAGAAAATCGACATCGAAGCAGATGTTGCTGCTCTAATCGAAGGTGAAGAACTTTCAGAAGAGTTCCAAGCAAAAGCAAAAACCATCTTTGAAGGAGCAATCCGTTCTAAGGTTGCAGAAATCAAAGAGGAATTGCAAGAATCTTATGCTACTGCTCTTGTTGAGGAGTTAGACAAGATTAAGGAAGGATTAACTGAAAGAGTTGATGCTTACCTTGAGTACGTTGCAGACGAGTGGATGCAAGAAAATGCATTACAAGTTGAGAACGGACTTAAAACCGAAATGACAGAGTCATTCCTAAGTGGAATGAAATCTCTATTTGAAGATCATTATGTAACTATTCCTGAAGAGAAATATGATGTACTCAATAGCATGGTAGACAAGCTTGATGAAATGGAGAATAAACTCAATGAGCAAATTGATCGCAATGTTGCTCTAAATCGTAGATTGGCAGAATCCACAGCAGATGTAATTTTTGCAGATGTTGCTGAAGGTCTAGCAGACACTCAGAAGGAAAAACTCGCTACTCTTGCCGAAAATGTTGAGTTTGAAAGTGAGACAGACTATCGTGAGAAACTAGAAACACTGAAGGAATCTTATTTCCCAAGTAAAACTAGTGCTCCAAAGAGCACCTCTGAGAACTTATCAGAAGAGGTTTCAACGGATGAAGTAATCTCAGAAGAGACTACTCCTAGAATGCAAGCCTACTTGGATGTTCTATCCAGAGCTGCCAAAAAGTGAATTTAACATTTATTCAAACAATAAACCGTAAGAGGTAAATTTCAAAATGCAAATGTATAACACAGAACATTTGCAGGAAAAGTGGGGACCTATCCTCGACTATGATGGAGTTGATCCAATCAAAGACGCTCATAGAAGAGCTACAACCGCTATCCTGTTAGAAAACCAAGAAAAAGAATTAAGAGAGGAAGCATCATTCCTTTCAGAACAACCAACAAACTCAGCAGGAACTGCTGGTTTTAGTGGTGGTTCAACACCTGCAGGTCCTGTTGCAGGTTTCGACCCAGTACTTATCAGTCTAATTCGTCGTTCAATGCCTAACTTGGTGGCATACGATTTAGCTGGTGTACAACCAATGAATGGTCCTACAGGACTTATCTTCGCAATGAGATCCAGATTTACAAACCAGTCTGGTACAGAAGCACTATTCAACGAAGCAGATTCAGCATTCTCTGGTCAGAATGAAGGTTTCGACCTAACATCTGGATTCACTGCAACTGGTGCATCTAACGTTGGTTTAGGTACAACTGCTCAGAGTGGTTCAAATCCAGGATTACTTTCAGGTTCTGCTGCTCAGACAAACGCTACTGACTACAACGTTGGTCAGGGTATGAGAACAGACGACGCTGAAGATCTCGGTACATCTGGAGATAACTTCAACGAGATGGCATTCTCAATCGAGAAAGTCACCGTGACTGCGAAGTCAAGAGCTCTAAAAGCAGAGTACAGTTTAGAACTTGCTCAAGACCTTAAGGCAATCCACGGATTGAACGCTGAGGCTGAGTTAGCAAATATTCTATCAACTGAGATTCTTGCTGAAATCAACAGAGAAGTTATTAGAACAATCTATAACGTCGCTGAACCAGGTGCTCAAGCAAACGTTGCTTCAGGTGGAACATTCGACTTAGACACAGACTCCAACGGAAGATGGTCAGTTGAGAAGTTCAAGGGTCTTATTTTCCAGATGGAAAGAGATGCTAACGCTATCGCACAAAGAACTCGTCGTGGAAAGGGCAACATGATCCTTTGCTCCGCAGACGTTGCTTCTGCACTCACAATGGCTGGTGTACTTGATTATACACCTGCTCTAAACGCTAACCTTAATGTAGATGACACAGGCAATACATTTGCTGGTGTATTACAAGGTAAGTATAGAGTATACATTGACCCATTTGCTGCTAACGTAGCTGATACACAGTACTATGTGATGGGTTACAAAGGTTCTTCACCTTATGACGCTGGATTATTCTACTGCCCATACGTTCCTCTACAGATGGTTCGTGCGGTTGGTCAGGATACATTCCAACCAAAGATTGGATTCAAGACCAGATATGGTATGGTTGAGAACCCATTCTCACAAGGACTTACACAAGGACTTGGAACTCTTACACGTAACACAAACCGTTACTACAGAAGAGTTAAGGTTTCTAACCTTATGTAATAAATATCTCGTTCGAGATAACAGAGACTCCTTCGGGGGTCTCTTTTTTTGTCAATGTTTTGAAACCTAAATAATGTTACAGGAGGTTAAGACAAATGTTACACTTATTAGGTAGAGGAATAATGCCAGAATGGGATGATGAGAGGCACGACAGAGATGAGGTCTTTGCCTTTCTATGTTATCGTGGAACTCATTATGCAAAAACGGTTTATATAGATTTCACAATGGAGGGTCCTTCTTGGTTTCTAAATAATCCAAGGAAAGATGATACTAGAACTAATACCTAACACACATCCAATATTACATAATAAGGTCAAACCTTGTAGTGTAAACTTAGACCGTCATTTTGTTGCAAAAACTTTAGTAGAAAATATGCATCATTATGAAGGGATAGGTCTTGCTGCGAATCAAATAGGTATGGATGTTAGAGCGTTTGCGATGGTAAGAGACTTAGAAAATAATGAAGTTATAGTATGCTTCAATCCAAAGATAGTAAAAAAATATAGTGAATTAGTTAATTGTGAAGAGGGATGTTTATCTTTTCCAGATGAAATTATAAATGTTGACAGACCTGATAAAATTGTTGTAAAATATGAAGATGAGGATAAAAAGGAACATAAGATTAAACTAAGTGGAATGGCATCAAGAGTTTTTCAACACGAGTTTGATCACTTAGAGGGAATTGATTTTACTCAAAGACAATAAATAATCAAAAAGATAATGACTAGTTCGGCATTCGGAAAACAAATAGCAAACAGAAATTTTCTATCAGGAGTAGCGTTCAAATTTAATTTGACTAAGTTTCCGAAGGTTGACTTTTTCTCAAATTCTGCTAGAATACCAGAGTTAAGCCTTGAACTTGCACAACAAGCATCGTATTTAAAAAATATTGCTGTACCTGGTGAAAGACTGACTTTTGGTGATTTTACTCTTCGATTTCTAGTTGATGAGAACATGGAGAATTATCTTGCAGTTTATAATTGGTTAACAGGATTAGGTTTTCCAGAAACCACAAAAGAGTTTGCAGATATAATTAAAGACTCTGATGGTCAAAGAGATCCAAAAGAAGCATTCTGTGATGGAACTCTTAGAATCTTAAACAGTAATTATCGAGAAGTTGGAAAAGTTAAATTTAATGATTTATTTCCAATATCATTAACTTCACTCGACTTTGATGCAACAAATACTGATGTTCAGTTCTTTACAGCAGAGGCAACTTTCAAGTATACTTTATATAAGTTATCGACTAGTAATACATGAATCTTGAACAAATTCAGGAGATGTGGGAGAAAGACTCCAAGATCGATCCTGATAATTTACATGATGAATCACTAAAAATACCTCAACTTCACTCAAAGTATTATACTCTCTATAATACGATTACTTTATTGCGTGAAAGAGCAAGAGAACAATATGCAAAAGTTAGATTAGAAAGGTATAATTATTATACGGGTAAAGCACCTGCAGAAGCATATATTGAAGAACCATTTCCATATAAAGTTCGTGAAAAAGATGCAATACAAAGACATCTTGAAGCAGATGACAAGATGAATAAGATTGATATGAAAATTAAATACTATGATATAATGCTTAAGTTCTTAGAAGAAATAATCAGAAATATATCTGGACGGACTTATCAAATCAAAAATGCAATCGAATGGAATAAGTTTCAAGCAGGTTATAATTAATAAATAACTTAGTAGATTTAATAATACAATGAAACCAACTCCAAAAGAAACAAAGAAGATACACGAAAACTATGAGAAGGTTGTGAAGCATCTCATAGATGAAAAGTATGCAGTAGATGGTGATGCAGCAGATAAAATAATCTCAGGAATGAGTCAAGATTGGTTTGATACAATCGTAGGATAGGTTTATAAAACACAGCTAAATAATTGATATTGATCGATGTTATGTCGCATTTGATAATATCAAAAAAGAATGAAGTGCATCTTCAGATTGAGTCTGATATGCATGTATATTATGAGTTAGCAGACTATTTCACCTTTGAAGTGCCTGGTGCAAAGTTTATGCCAACTTATAAAAATAAGTATTGGGACGGAAAGATAAGGTTATTTAATATTCAGAACAATCAGATATATGTTGGACTCTTAGATAAGATCGTACAGTTCTGTAAAGATCACGAATACACATACGACTTTCAACCAAGTAAGTTCTATGGTTTACCATTTGAAGTGAATGATGGTATATCAGAAGAGGGTGTAAAAGATTATATGAATGCTGTAAGTAAATATAAACCTAGAGATTATCAGATACAGGGAGTACACGACGCTTTAAAATACAATCGTAGGTTATTGATATCTCCAACTGCTTCAGGAAAGTCGTTGATGATATATGGGATTGTGAGATATTACGTTGAAAAAAAATTAAGTATTCTGATAGTAGTTCCGACGACATCCTTAGTAGAACAGATGTATAAAGATTTTGAGGATTATGGTTGGGATGTTGGTTCATTCTGCCACAAGATATATGCAGGTAAAGAAAGAGAAACAAACTCTCAGGTTATTATTACAACTTGGCAATCTATATACAAACTTCCTCGTAAGTACTTTAATCGTTTTGGATGTGTAATTGGAGATGAAGCACATCAGTTCAAATCAAAGTCATTAATATCTATAATGTCAAAACTTGATAATGCCAAATATCGTTTTGGTTTTACAGGAACTCTTGATGGAACACAGACACATAAGTGGGTACTAGAAGGTTTATTCGGACCTTCTTACAAAATTATAAAGACAGATGAACTGATGAAAAAAGGACATGTTGCAACTTTAGATATCAATGTTCTGCTATTGAAACACTCACCAAATAAATTTGAAACATTTGAGGATGAAATACAATACATTATCACACATCAAAAGAGAAATAACTTTATTAAAAACCTTGCATTAGATTTGA